TTTGGTTGATGCGCCAACAGATGGCAACGGCAGACCGTATTGGTGCGCTTACGCGCCAAGGGACATTTTGGGTTGGCGTACTGAAATGCAAGATGGTAAGCCTCGGCTTATTCAGCTCAGGCTGAAAGAACAGGTGACAGAGCCCGATGGTGAATACGGAGAAAAAACAGTCAACCAAGTCAGAGTATTGACGCCAGGCGGTTATGAACTTTTCAGGCAAGATGAAAAGAAAGACTACACATTGTTTGAGGAAGGTACAACAAGCTTAAACGAAATACCGTTTTCAGTTGCATACAGCAACCGCGTAAATTATCTACAGTCGAAGCCGCCGATGGAGGATATCGGTGAATTAAACATCAAGGCGTATCAAGTTCAATCAGATTTAGACAATATTCTGCACGTCGCCGCAGTTCCCATGTTGGCGATTTTTGGATTCCCGCAATCAGCAGAGGAGATCACGGCGGGGCCTAATGAAGCGATGGCGCTACCTGAGGGTGCATCAGCCCAATACATCGAGCCGGGTGGAGCCAGCTTTAGCGCATTGTTCCAGCGGCTGGATCAGATCGAAAAGCAGATCAATGAGCTAGGTCTGGCCAGTGTGCTGGGCCAAAAGCTTTCAGCCGAAACAGCCGAGTCAAAGCGCATCGATCGCAGCCAAGGCGATTCGACGATGATGGTGATCGCCCAAAATATGCAGGACATGATTGACAACTGCCTGCGGTTTCATGCTGCCTACCTAAACGACGCATCACCCGGCAGCGCATTGATCAACCGCGACTTCATGGGCGCTCGGATGGACCCTGGCGAAATCAAAGCGTTGCTTGAGCTCTACTTGGCAGGGACCATCACGCAATCGACGATGCTGACCCAGCTAGAGGCCGGTGAAGTGCTCGGTGATTCGTTCGACCTAGAGGAGGAGCTTGAGGCAACGGCTGCCGGTGGCCTGCAGGGATGAGCACCCCGTCTGAGTTTTATCGTCACGCCGTTGATCTAAATCGTTTCAGCAATGCTGAGGCAAAACAGATCGCGATTGCTTACAACCGATTGATTTTGCAGGCTGTCGCGGAGCTGCAGATCCTGGTCGAAGATGAGCGAGCCTTTGACCGTCAGACACGTCTTAGGGAGATCGTCAGGCAGCTACGGGCAAGCCTCGACAACTGGGCTGGCGAAAGCTCCGCACTGCTGGCAGGTGAGCTGCAGGGCCTGGCCGTATTTGAGGAGCAGTTCATCAGGGCGCAGCTGCTAGAGATGGTGCCAGATCACATGATCGAGCAGGTGAAAGCGTTGCAAATCAATCCAGCGTTCGCTCGTGCTGTCGTGATGACAGACCCGATCGAGATTGGCTTGAATGTTTTGTCTGATGACCTGTTGGAAGCAGTGGGGCCATCGCCGGCAACATTCAGGCTGACTGCGACTCAAGGCGCTCAGATCACGTTGCCGAATGGCTCGACCGTATCAAAAGCATTCAGGGGAATCGCTGAATCTCAAGCTGAGCTGTTCACCAAAACCGTGCAGTCTGGGTTTTTAGCAGGTGATTCAGGGCCTCGAATGGCAAGGCGCCTTAAGGGACGCTTGAAATTTGCTGATTTTGGGCCGTTGTCAGTGCGGCAACTAGCGCAGGCCGGCGGGCAGCTCACAGCAGTGGCCAACCATCAGGTGAACACGCTGGTGAGGACTAGCGTTAATCAAGTGGCCAATGCGATCAGCCAAGCCACCTACAAGGCAAACGCTGAGATCACCGAAAAATACAAATACGTGGCAACACTGGATTCACGCACGTCCGCTCGTTGCAGGGCATTAGATCAGCAGGTGTTTGAGTACGGCAAGGGGCCATTGCCTCCGCAGCATTTCAACTGCAGATCAACGACAGTCCCAGAGATTGACTATGCAGCGCTTGGAATGACGCCACCGCCACCGAGCGCGATACGCAGGCCGGGCATCATTTCAGGGCCGATGAGCAAAGCAGCCAAAACGAGGACAGTCCCGGCAAATCAGGCTTATGGGGAATGGTTGCAGGAGCAAGGCGATAACGTAAAACGCGATGTTTTGGGGCCGAGCAGGATCCCTTATTGGAACAAGCTGGTGAAGAAGTACGGGCCAGAGGATGCGATCCGCAAGTTTGTTGCAAATGACGGCTCGGAGCTGACGTTAAAGCAGCTCAAGGCAAGGTATGGGCAGCCGTAGCCTTGATTGAGTTTTGGAGCCTGCCGTGAATTATGTTTTTTCGTCCGGTGGCGGCGTTCAGTCCACTGCCTGCCTTGTCTTGGCAGCGCAGGGAAAAATCCCATACGACACCTTCATTTTTTCCAATGTTGGTGACAAGGCAGAGTCACCTGCAACGATCAGATACCTAGAAGAAGTCACCAAGCCCTATGCCAAAAAACACGGTATTGAGTGGATTGATGTCGCATGGATCGACCGCCAAGGGAAGCAACGTGACCTATACGACGACCTGATAGAGCAGCAACGCAGCATCAATATCCCTGTGTTTATGCCAGGTGGAATGCCAGGGAACAGAAAATGTACCGAAGCTTTCAAAATCAAGCCGATTGCCAAGTGGATAAAGAACAATGCGCCTGGATGCACCTTGGGCAAAGGCATCAGTACCGATGAGCCACACCGCGCAACGCCATCACGCGAGTCTGACGGCTATACAAGTGCTTATCCGCTGATTGAGCTGGGCTACAGCCGCTCAGATTGCTTGATCATTGCTAAGGATGCAGGCTTGCCACAGCCGCCAAAATCAAGCTGTTGGTTCTGTCCGTTTAAGACAACTGATCAATGGGTGACAATGCGACGCGAACGTAACGAGCTATTTGAGCAAGCGGTAAAGCTTGAGCGCATATTGCAGGACCGCAGGCAACAGCTAGGCAAAGATCCTGTTTATCTAAGCAGTATTGGCGGACGCAAGGGGACCAATCTTGTTGATGTCATCCCTGAGCAACTGGGTCTGTTTGGGTGGGAGCCTGAAGAGGGTTGTGAGTCTGGGTATTGCATGACTTAGCAAGGTACGGGCAACCCTAGAATCAAAGCAACGGGAGCCATCCGAATGAAGTATTCAGCAGGCATGAAGAAGGGCATGAAGAAGGGCATGAAGAAAGGAACCAAAAAAGGCATGAAGAAAGGAATGAAGAAGTGAGAAAAGGGCAGCGAGTCAGCTGGGTTTATCAAGGCAAGCGCACGTTTGGCACTGTTACCGCAATGGGCGGGGCCAGGGCAGCGATCAAAGGCCCCAAAGGTGGCAACATCGTTAGGGTCGGTACTGCAGATGATCCAGTGATCAAACTCAAATCAGAATCGACAGGCAACCCAGTTCTGAAGCGTCGATCACAGCTGAAGGCAGCACCAAAAAAGCAGTGAGCATCAAGCGCGGCGGCCATACGTTTGAGGGTTATGACAAGCCGATCCGAACGCCAAACCATTCGAGCGGCAAGTCTCACGCGGTGGTGGTCAAGGCTGACGGCAAACCGAAGCTGATCCGGTTTGGGATGCAAGGTGCAAAGCCAAAGCCGCCACGTAAAGGTGAGTCAGCTGCTGATAAGACAAAACGTGCATCATTCAAAGCACGACACGCGAAAAACATTGCCAAAGGCAAAACTTCTGCAGCCTATTGGGCGGATAAAGTAAAGTGGTGAGGCAAATAAGCCTTACGGGTTTCACATGACCGAAGAGATTACGTCTCAAGAGCAAGAACAATCAACAGCCGATGTTGAAGCGCTGAAGAAAAGCGTTGAAGCGCTAGAGCGAAAGAATTATGAGCTGATCGGCAAGCTAAACAAGGCGAAGGCGGCTGATGTTGACGTTCAGGCCCTAATTGATTTCAAGGCAAAGGCTGAGCAAGACCAGCTGGAAAGCAAAGGTCAATACATCGAGGCCAAAGCAGCACTTGAGCAGCAATTCAGGGAATCGGCTACTGAGAAAGACAAGCGGATTCAAGAGCTAACCGATCGAGTGCAAGAACTTGAGTTGATGGCGCCGGCAGTCAGCGCATTGTCTGATGTGGTCCATGATCCTCAGCTGGTGCTGAACACACAGCTAAAACGCGACCAAATCCAACGCGAGCCTGATGGCACTGTCGTGGTGGTCGAAGGCTATGAGCGAACTCCTGTGGGCGAATGGGCAAAGGCCAAAACACCGGCATGGATGCAAAAGGCACCAAAGCCGCAAGGCAGTGGAGCCCCATCATCGAGGGCCAGCGGTGAGATCACACCGGGCACGAAAAATCCGTTTACCGCAGAAAATTTCAACCTCACAGAGCAATCGCGACTGTTCAAGACTGACCGTGATTTGTATGAGCGGCTTAAAAATGCTGCAAACCGCTAATATGTAGCGAAGGTGAAGCTACGCAGAACCGCAAGGGTTACGCCCGAAAAATAAACAACCATTTTTTAGGAGGTTAGTCATGGCGGTTCTGCGCTCTGACATCATCATCCCGGAGATTTTTACTCCGTACTTGATTGAAGAATCGACACGTCGTGATTCATTTTTGCAAAGCGGTGTTGTGCAACCATTGGCGCAGCTTGATGCGTCTGAGGATGGCGGCGATTTCGTCAATATCCCGTTTTACAACGCAAATTTGGCCGGTGATTTTGAAGTTCTATCTGACAGCTCTTCACTGACTCCAGGCAAGATCACAGCCGACAAGCAAGTGGGCGTGGTGCTCCATCGTGGCCGTGCGTTTGAAGCGCGAGATTTAGCAGCGTTGGCATCTGGGGCTGACCCGATGGCCGCTATTGGCCAGAAGATGGCCAACTATGTGAACCATCAGCGTCAAAAAGACTTGCTCGCATGTCTCAGCGGTGTGTTTGGCCCGGTCAACAACACGTCATCTGCTGCCGCGTTCTTTGAGCTAACGATCGACGGTGAATCTGGCGACACTCCAACATCGCTCAGCCCCCGTCAGGTTTCGCAGGCCCGTGCATTGCTCGGTGATCAAGGCGAAAAGCTGAACACAATCGTGATGCACTCAAAGACCTACTACGAGTTGGTCGAACGCCGCGCTGTCGATTACGTCAAGGCAACAGATGTTGCCGGCGGTGATGCAACTGCATCCGGTGGGTCAATCGCTAACGCCTATGGAGAGGTCACAGTCCCGACCTACTTAGGGATGAGGGTTATTGTTTCAGACGATGTGAACACCGTTGGGTCTGGTGCATCGACTGAATACGCCGTCTACATGTTCTCTCAAGGCAGTGTTGGCAGCGGCGAGCAGGCTGGCATTCAGACCGAAACTGATCGAGACATCTTGCAAAAGTCTGATGCAATGTCAATCGATCTTCATTACGTCTACCACCCAGTGGGCGCAAAGTGGGCCGTGACTGATGCAAACCCAAACCGCACTCAGTTGGCAACTGTGTCCAACTGGTCGAAAGTGTACGAGCTGAAAAACATCGGCATCGTTCGTGCAACCGTCGTTTCTTCAATGGATTGATCAAATCATGGCAAGTATCTTTGAAACATCCGCCGGCCTAGCTATTGGCTACGTATCCGGTGGGGCTGTAACCCAGCTCACAAGTAAGGCAACAGGCGTAACCGTGAATGCTCCATCAGGAGCTGTAACGACCCATAACGCATCATTAGCAGGCAACGCCGAGGTGACTTTTACCGTCACCAACAGCTCTGTCACTGCTAGTGACGTGGTATTAGTCAGCGTCCAGTCAGGCGCAAGCACCGGGCTTTATCTGGCGTTTGTGTCTGCTACTGCTGCAGGAAGTTTCGACGTCACACTCTCAAACCTCGGTTCTACCGCTGGTGAGGTTGTGGTCGTGAACTTTGCAGTAATGAAAGCCGCAGCCGCATAATCATGGGGCTCTACGCTTTTAGAAGGGCGAACAAGGAGCAGGAAGCAGCAGCAGCCACCGCCAAGGCTGCCGCTGCTCCGGCACCGGAGGAGACCAGTAAAAAGGAATCGACTGATGGCAGTGGTAATCGTCGCAACAGCAGGAGCCGCAAACGCAAACTCTTACCTGACACTGACTGACGCTGATGCGTTGGTTGATGCAATGGTATTGAGTTCTGATGCCTCGAAATGGGGCACAGGCAATGATGACTCACGGAACAGGGCCCTGACAGCCGCTACGCAGCGCCTAGACCGTGAGCGGTTCCTTGGTGCTCGAGCAACCGACACGCAGGCATTGCAATGGCCACGAACAGGGGTACGAAAGCCTGACACCTACTCAAGCCGATATTCAACCGGCTTTCCATTCACGATCACGGCTGATTATTACACTGACACCGAGATTCCAGACCAGATTCAGAGGGCTCAAATTGAGCTAGCGGTTTATCTGCATAACAATGTGGACGGCATTGGCCTGAGTGGCCTTGAGGATTACAAGAGCGTGTCGATCGGCAGCATCAGTATCACGCCAAACCTGACATCAGGCGCAGTTGGAGCGGACCGGGTGCCGCCACTGTATGAACGCTTCCTGACTGGCCTTAGAATTAGCGGACCTGGCAACATTGCCATTAGACGGAGCTGACGATGCTTGTTGAGTTTGGACCTGGCGCTGAATTTATTTCTGACGGGTTGGCCCATACGGGACGGTTCACGGCGTTGTATTTCAAGGAGCAGACTGTAATCAGCGCGATCACGGCAGAGAATTACACCGGCAACACCTTAGACGGGGAGACGTTTCCGGCTGATTCGATGATCTACGGAATTTTTACTAGCGTCACGCTGACCAGTGGGGCTTGCATTGCGTATCGCATTTAATGGCATTGTCTAGCGCGCTGCGAAAAGCAGCACAAAGCACGATAACGAGATTAGGCGGTGACGTTACGGTTCAAACCGTATCTGGCGGCGTTTATAACACGGCAACGGGGCAGATCAGCGAAAGCATCAGCAGCAATGAAATTAAAGGGGTTTTGCAGGGCGTCTCAGCTAGAGAAACAAATGAGCTGATTCAATCCGGCGACAAGCGCTTGATCATTGCAGCGGCTGACGCAGCAGCTCTGCCGACGATGCAAGACCGGGTTTTGATTTCTGGTGTTTCACATGAAGTGATTAGAATCGACGTTATTGAGCAAGATAATGAACCGATCACTTACGAATTTATTTTGAGGGCCTAATCGTGACGCGCAGCATCAAGCTTGGTGAGATTGGCGATTTGATGGGCGAGCAAGTTCAAAAGCTTGTCAAAGTCACGACGCTTGAATGGGAAAAACGAGTTAAAGAAAAAACGCCAATAGACACAGGAAGGTTAAAAGGGGGTTGGCAAAGTAAAATTGAGCCTTACAAAGGAGTGGTAAGCAATAGGGTCGAATATGTCGAGCCGGTTTGTTTTGGCAACAATCTGCCACCATCCTGGGGAGGAGAGTTCAAGACAAGACAAAACACGATCGCCGGTTTCCCTGAGCTAATCGGCAAGGAGCTTGAATCGTGGTCGAAGGAGCAGTATGAACGCATTAAAAGGAGAGACTAATGCCAGCCGCAGACCTAAATGCAGTCAGATCCGTCATCGAGGGCAGGCTAGCCGCTGAACTTGCCAATGCTCCGGTAATTCCAGCCGTGTTTCACAACATGGCTTACAAGCCAACTCCAAATTCATCGTGGGTTCAATGCCTCGTAAGCTTTGGTTCAAATGAATATTTAAGTCTTGGCGGGGCTACGGCTTCAGATAATCGAATTGTTGGCTTATTACTGATCAACATTTTTTCAGCAAAAGGCGTTGGCCCTGGTGTTAATTATATGATCGGCAAACGTGTTCGAGACCTTTACAATAGGATGAACGTGTCGGGGGTTTACTTCGATGCAGCAACAGGTCCTGAGGTTCTGGGTTCACCAGCTCCTGAAGGCTACTTCCAAACTCAGGTCCGTGTGACCTT